CCTTGAGATCGACAAATGATGTATCGATGCTATTGCCCAGGGTACGCATGGCCGCTGCGCCATCCTTGACATAATCGGTATCGTCAGGCGTTTCCCACCCGAAGTTAGTTGTGTTCGCCATGTTGTCTCCTTATGCCACGATAATGGCTTCATTCCAGTCAAGTGTATTTGATAGTGTGTTCCATGTCTCTGTGACACCCACATCCATCCATTGCATTGATTGCAAGCTGAACGCTGTAGGTGACACATTGAGTGTGATGTCCAGGCGGTTGTAACCAGCTCTGAAAGTCCAGCCCTCGACAAATCCCTGGAATCGACCATTCACCATATTGGCTGGCAAATCGGTAATGTCAAGCGGTAAGCCCATAAAGACATTCAGCAATGCATCGCGGTCGCTGTCATCCAGTTCAGCATTGCCCAGGGTAAAGGTGATTGACTCAAATACATCTTGAGGCCAGGCTCTGATGCCTAGATAAAAATCTGCCTGTTCTTGAGCTGCGTAATCATGCTCCAGGGATGTGCTGATGTTTTCGGCTTGTGCCCCATATTGATCTACTGAATCCAAATCGATGGCTGATTCTTGTTGGCCGTTTTTATAAGTGATTGTGACATTGTTGCGCAAATCGCCCAGGCGGCGAATAGTGCGAATCCCACGCGATAGCGCATGATTGCCGCTAAGGGATGTATAGCCGTTATTTGCCAGGTACAAGCCACGATGAAGTGCATCGGCATACCCGATACGCCCCTGGGCATCTTCATACAAATACCCCAGGCCTGAAGTAGCTAGGCCAGCGACCAGCGAATAAATGTCAGTCAGATTGCTAGATCGAGCTGCCAGCTCATATTGGCCAGGTTGGTCGATTTCGCCCACGCCTGAATTCTCGGCATCTTCCCATGTGGTCGTGGCGTTATATGTTGCCCAGGTAGTTGCCGCAGGTACTTCAGCCCAGGTGTTGAAAAATGTGTCAGCTAGTACGGCATAAATCTGATCGCCATCAAAATCCTTTGCCAGCACACCCTCGGTTAGCGTTTTGGTCAATTTGGCCAGTGATCCTAAAGCTGTGATTCGGATTGATTCATTGATGCCACCTGTGCCAGTTGATGTGACTTCAACCTGGGAATCTGTAACGCTGCCGCCAAAGATATTGACATATGTGCCTGTCGAATCTTTGACCTTGATTGATAGGCCATCATTGACATCGATGGTAATAGGGGTCAAATTTAGATTGATGATTTCGATGCTGGCATATCCTGCACGCGGCTGGCTGTAAATATCTGTGCGCCCTGCAACCACTGTCAAAGTGGAAAGCGTTATATTTGTGTAATCAACGCCATTGATTTGCAATTGCCATTCGGGTGTCCACTGGGTCATAGTTTGTACGCCTGCGCCCCTAGACCACCGCGATAATATGAAGTGTTAATGACATCGACTACCGCACGCGCTACGCCTTCAGGATCACCAGCTACGCCGATGTTGATGTTGGTAGTCATGCCTGAAAGTGGGTTATATGGTGTAGTTGATGCCTGGCCAGTAAGTGGGTTATAAATCATGGTTGGTGATGCGTAGCTGCTGGCCTTTGAGGCTAATGCAGCTGATGCAGCGACCGCCGCTGCGCCTGATGATGCACCGCTTACCGATGGCATCGCTATTGATGGCACTGATGGAATAGAAGGCGATGATACTGAAGCGCTGGAGATTGATGGTGTGCTGATAGTTGGTTTGTTAATTGTTGGAATGTTAGGCAAAAGTGGCACTGCGTTATAGGCGCGGATAAGCGCATTGATTCCATCGATTGCACCGCCGATAAGGAAGTTGATGGCTTTAATAACTCCAGCGATGACATCGATGACACCCCCGGCAACTTTGCCAACGACTTGAAGCGCCCCGCCTAATACTGTGCCGATTACTGGCGCAAGGTATTGGGCAATATAGCCGCCGAATTCCTTAAATGTCTCCAAGTTATCGCCGATGGCATTTTTTACATATCCAAATGCTTTCAGTAAGCCATTGATAATTGGCGTGAATACATTGACGATGATATTGCCCAGTGTGGTGATTGCTCCACCGATGCCGCCTTTGTCTAATCCAAAGCCACTGGACATTGCATTGATTGCGGGCAGTGCAATTTGGTTGATAAATTTCATCAGCTTTTCCAAGATAGGCAAAAGCGCAAAGCCGATAGTCTCTTTGGCTTCATCAAAAGCAATTTGCATCCGAGCGATACGGCCTGCATAGGTGTCAGCATTTGCCGCCGCTGCGCCACCAAATAAATCTGTCAGTCTGCCCTGGACATCAGTAAATGACATGGTCTTAAGTTCGGCAGCTGATAGGCCAATCCCTAATCTGCCCAGTGCTGTGGTGTTGCCGTCATAAGCTTTGCCCAGGCTATTGGCTACCGCTTCAAGTGGCTTGCCTGTAGCTGTTGATACATCCAAAGCGATCTTGAGTAAATCCTGGGCTTTTTTGACATCGCCTGTCGATAGCGCAAGGCGCTGCAAGGCTGGGCGCAGCTCATCATCTGCCACACCAGTGGCCAAAGATTGCTGCAAGATAAACTGTTCAGTGGCGGCGATTGCACCTTCTGTAGCCCCTGTGGCGTTCTTTAGCGCCAGGGCAAGCTGTGTCTGTGCCTTCTCATCTTCGATGGCGGCCTTGACCCCATCCACGCCGATTTTGACAGCGTAAGCGCCAGCGGCAGCGGCCGCAGCTACTAGGGCAGCGCCGACTACCTTGCCAGCCTTTGAGACCTTATCGCCAAAAGTCTCGACATCCGCTGTCGCAGCTTTAAGCGATTTATTGAGGTTATCTACATCGCCGAGGATGGATAGCTTGAGCGTTCTACTTCCTGCCATTAATCGAACCTCTTAACTATCTCGGAGAATCCTTCTTCCCACTTCTTCACGATTTCAGGCTGAATACTGCGCAGAGTTGGATAAATCCACCATCCACGCGAACCGCGACCCTCACGACCAGACCATACTGGGAACTGCTTATACTTATTCGAGCCAAATTCTGCCCCGCCCCAAAGGTCACGAGTGGTTGCACCACCGCTGAATTTTTGCGCCGCGAATCCGTATGAGATTTCGCCCAGCTTGGATGATTTAGATACTTTTGAGCCGTCAGCGATTCGAGTTGATACCTTCGGGATGGATCGTGCGTTGCGTGCTGCACTCTTAACCTTATCCGATACAAATTCGGCAAGGGCGTTTGATTTGGCTTTTGCTTGGTCAAGCGCTTCCTCATCCATAGCCTTAAAGGATCGAGCGATGGCACGCAGTTCAGCCTTGTCATAGCTGATTCCCTCACTTGCCATCGGCTCGCCTCTCTAATATCTCCAGCGCTGTCATTACATCTTCAGCACTTGTAAATTCGCTAGTCGGTAATCCTGTCGCGATTGCCAAATCCCAAAGGGTTCGGCTTAGGCTTCCGACTGGGTAACTTTTGGGTCAGAGTTACCGACCTCGACATTTGCGACTGTTTCAGTCCAGACATCGATTGGCTTGACAGGCTTCCCAGCTGCTTCGCGCTTCATGGCGTGATACGCCAGGAATATGAGATCAGATAGCCCTATCTTCTCCTGCGCTTGGCTGATGATGTTGCCTGTGCTCTTTTCCCACTTCACCCATTCAGGTGGGGCTGCCACAAATGTGGCAACCTCGCCCGAATTGAATTCAATTGTTATTGGTAGTTTCATTTTTGCTCCCGTTCTTAGTTTTAGCTAAATGTCTCGGTTGGTGTTCCTACGACTGTGAATGACAAGTCCACTGTCTGCGCATCAGGTGCAGTACCGCCCACTGCTGGGAATACTGGCATGACATTGAACGCAAAGACCGCACCGCTTGCAGCTGTAAGTGATGCAGCTAGTGTGGTGTTTGGTGCTGTTTCGCACGCAGTCCAAAGGGCTTCGCATAGCGATCCTGAAGCGCCCCAGTCTGCAAGCATTGACACATCAAATGTCCATTGGTCATCGATGTGCTTGTATGCCTTGCCATCAAGGGTTTGATATGTCTCGATGGTTGGTGAGTTTGCGAGTGTTGCGCTTGTTGCCTGCGCATCGTAGTTAGTGCTCGCGATCGTTAGGACTAGATCGCGACCCGTAATGATCGTTGTTGGCACTTTTGCTCCTTAGCTTGTTTGAGTATAGGTCGTAGATACATTGATGTCGGCTGTAAGCATTGTGCTTGCACCGACTTCTAATGGGGTTGGCCGATCTACATTTCCAACCACATATCCCGCAGGTATAGCTGCAAGAATTCCCATGATGAGCTGCTCCAGGTTATCCAGGGATGCAGGGTTTGAGTTATATGCCACGATGGCAGTGATAGTGAAGTTCACTTTGACTTTGATGACCGAACGCCCGATGAGTTGCTGTTCAAGGTAGGGCGATGATGGCACGATGACGATTGCTGGCGGGATTGGCGATTCAGGCACATATCCGTAGCTTGTGGCAGCTAGTGAATTGAACGCGGCCGCCAGTGTTGATCGTGTGCCAGCCAAAGTGGATGCTGGCATTTATTGCACCACTGTCTCGACATCGAGGAATGGCATGAGCAAAGTTGATACGCGGTTGGTCAAGCTGCGACCCATTCTGTATGGGGTGCTGGCAAAGTCCACGCCTTCGATTTGGCCGCCAGCTGCTACACGCGACTGGAATACTTCAACCGATACGGCCAGGATTGCAGATTCGATTGCATCGTTGCCTGCATAAATTTGAGCGGCTGAATAGCCTGAAAGTGTTGCTGTGCCAGCTGGAATGATGTCGCGAATTGTCACATTTGCATTTGTAATTGCAGCTGTAAAGTAATAGCGATTATTCATGGCATCAGTGTTCGTGTGCTTGCCAGTGACTGTCACTGTCGCGGTAAATGGCGCAGGAAGCCCGGCAACAATTACAGATTGACCCGCGACAAAGTAATGCTCGCGCTGGGTGTAATAGGTAGCGACATTTGCTGTCAGCTTGTATGCATTGACCGCTGAAGTGTTAGCGACCAGCATCGGCAGGATAACTGCCTCGCTAGTGTTAATGATTTCGTTTAGATAATCGTTACTGTATAAGGATTCACTCACGCCCAGCACTGATCGCAACTGTGCGGCTGTGACTATGCTGGGCATGAGTGTTCCTTTCGTTCGGCTCGGCCAGCACGGGAGCGCACTGGCCGATGATTAGTTTGGGCGATTAAGCCTTGTTATTCTTGAACGCGCCTGCACCGATCTTGGTTGCAATTGCGCCATATCCGTACATCATCACGCTGATTTGACCTGTAGCGATGACATCTGCGCGGAGCTGATAAGTTGGTGATTCGTACCATGTGTAAGCATCAGGATTGATGACAAGGATTGAACCATCTGTATCAGTAGTTGCAGCTGTGTTTGCTGTGACATAAAGATCGAGTCCTGCGACATTGCCGCGAACTGAATCAGGGCGAACTACACCGCCAGCGTTTGATGGCTGTGATGCGTTATAGATTG